TATCGGCGGTTACAGCATAATTAGTTGGTCTTGTGATAATCTCACTAAACGGATCTATCTCAGTGAAGTCAATAATATCATCGCCTTCTTCTTCAAAGAATACGTTCTTTGCGATTGGATCTTTTTCTAGTAGTTTATTAAGATTGTTAACTTCAAGATCTTCAGTGTTTAAAACATCGAAGTGTGTATCTATATCTTCAATTCCGGTGTCGAATCTTTCGTTCGAGTATTCAAACAGTTCACACTTAAGATCAAATACTTGAAGAGCTCCGCTCTGATAGAAAACGCTTTCGTGCTCAACATGAGAGATCTCAAAGAATTTATTATTGAGAGGAAGATATATAAGGTCGCCTTCCTTCGGTCTTATGAGAGTAGTATTCAATCTAGTTGCGTATCTTTCAAAAGTTCTCACCGCAACAGTAAAAGTAACTTGGTCACGAATCTGAAGACCAAACTTACTAAGAAAGTCACCATCTCCCTGAAAACCGTCCACGCTCTTTACGTATACTTCCATTAAGTAAGCCGCATTAAAGATTGAAAGATCGTCTTCATTGAGTATCTGGTCGGTCGCTTCTAACTTTCGAGTAACATAGTAAGTATCAACACCGTAGATCTGTATTGCTTCAATGACTAAGTCGTCAATGAGTTGCTGCTCATTGAAGTATCCATAGTTTTGAAAAAAGACGTTAGTCGCCATTTATCATCCAACGAAATTGTAAACGAGTGGTTGAAGTGAAGTCTTCGCATTTTCTTCCATCTCTTTGCGGTCTGCTTTTGCTTCCGATAGGATCTGTTCGCCGTTGAACTGAACACCTCCGATAAGTTGCATGTTTGTAAACTTAGTTAGGTTTACACCCCACTGCTCGCGTATTAAGATAGACGCATAGTTCTGAAGAAAGCGATCGCTCCATACGTCGGAGTATGTGTTGCCATCAATAATGTCATATCCCTCTATAATGATAAACGACCCAGGATTCAATATGGCCTTATTTACATCTACATATAAACGGTTTACATGGCGATTGTATCTTATGAGAGGGCGGCCTACAAGTATTTCTTGCAGGAACTGTAGGTGAGATAGAGCCATGTAGTAATGCTGAATGTTGTACCCAGTAATGTCTTCTAGGTTGTTCAAAACGAATTGGTATTGAACGTTGAAGAAGCCGGTACCGGTCGAGATAGAAGAGCTAAGATCAAAGATACGAGTGATACCGAGAATGTTTTGTGGTACTTCGATATATCCCTGATCTATCTCTTGTTGTGTTAGAGCATGCTTAAGATATATCATCTGGCTACCATCATAGTGGTAGTCTCTCCAGAATGCTATTGCCTCGTCAATACGATCTTCTATCTGTTCATCAGAAACGTTGATCTGAATGACTGGCGCACCGATCTTTCTAAGAACATAATCTTTGAATTCGCTTCTTGTTGAAGGACGTGCCATGTTTGATCACCCTACTTTTTGATCTATTTATAAAAGAAGATGAACCACATTTTTTGGTTGACATATGTGAAATATCTGATATAATTAGATTTAACATCTATCAAGCCGGTAGTATATACTTACTCGATGCGCTCGATATCTTCTTCGTAGCAGTTCTGTCCATACTGGATCTCAACAATCTTTAGTTCTTCAGAAGAATCGTTAATGAGTTGGTGCCAGTCAGAAACATATATGTTTACAAAGTCGCCTTTCTTTAAAGGCGACAACACTCCGTTTAGTTTGATAGCACCGGTACCATTTGTAACGTACCATAGTTCGTTTCTAAAACTATGTCTCTGAAGACTGAGAGACTTTCCTGGCTCGACTATGAGTTCTTTTACTTTTGTAGAAGGACCGTCCGAGTGTAGGACTCGATAGTATCCCCACTTTCTTTCCGTCTTAGGTGTCTTCCACTCAGTAAGGATCTTACTGCTAGAATTCATCTTATGAGTTCCACCGACTCCAAACACAAACGATAGTCGGCTGTCTACGATACTCATTTCCGGAATATTGCTATCGGTTCTATCACCACCGTTCGCAAAAATGATTTCATCGTGTGGATACTTTCCTAGACACAGCTTAATCGCTTCGGACGCCCCGCCGTCACTATCGTCAAATATCATGACACTATCGACCATATGAAGGCTCTCAACGATCGCAACTCTTTCTGATAGACTCATGAATGGCTGACCCTTTTTACGAGTCAGCCATTCGTCACTATTTACTCCAACTATTAGAATATCTCCGAGTTCTTTTGCTTCATTAAAGTATGCAATATGACCGCTATGAAGGGGATCGAAACCACCAGTTACAAGTACTATCTTCATTCTACATTCCTTTCAAATTTGCATATACCATAAACTGACCCTTATATGGGTTATTAATTCTCCACCACTCTTCATAGGCACGCAAAAAGTTGTTATCGAAAATTTGTTCTGTTACGTCTTTTCCATCTCTTTCATATACACGCAGATGTTCTGTTCCTCTTAAATCTAACAGGTAGTTATCTCTAAATTCTATAAAGTTCTCTATAGAATTTGGAACTCCGACTATGTGATATTCACCAGCTATGTTCTTAACTATTTTTTTGATCATAGAAGAATTTTCTTTAGTGAAGATAAAAGCTTCCCCGCCTTCGCAATCAAATTTTAAGAAATCTATCGTCTCTATGTTATAATCTTTTATTAACGTATCGAACCGAATAGTTGAAAACATACTGCCGGCGTGATGATAGATATAATCTGACCCCGGTTTGATTATGTTGTAGTCGGTATCTACTCCAGATATACCTTTATTTATCAGTGTACACGAAAATATTTCTAGATTTTTTTCCAGCGTTTTGAATACAATGTTTGATGGTTCTAAACAAAATGCGTGTTTAGGTTTAATATCCTTTAGAGAATATATGAAAGAACCAACGTTTGCACCAATATCTACAACGACATCGATTTCTTTTATCTTATATAATAGTTCGTATGTTCTATCGATAAAATTTTCTTTAGTAAATAAGTTTGCATATTCTTTATCTGTTGGACCCCAATCAAAGTTTTCGTAATTCATCTTTACTCCGCGTCAAAAAAGAACATTTGCCACAAGCGAGAATTCTCGTTGTTATATCCGAAGTATCCGGATGCTGCGTGAATCATACCTGCGTCAAATATGACGAGTCTGTTATAGACATTTCCAACTACGTCGACCGGTTCATATGGAGTTTTATCGAGAGTAGTGTGCCCAGAGAAGGTGCTCATGATCTCTGGATGAGAATTGTGACGAATACGTGTTGCCTTATGCGCGTACATTGAAGTACCAGTCTCGAATGGCGCGTCGGGTGTTAGGAATAACATACCAGCATATTTCTGATCGTCGCAGTGATAAACAAGAGCATCTCCTGCATAACATGTCTGGAACCTGCCATTCATACCATGTTGTTCCCATTTTGTAATCTTCATTCCCATGATCTTTTCAAATTCTTCCTTCAGGCCTGGGAATAGAAACTGTTTAAAAGTTCTATTTCCCATATATCCTTTTCCGAAGCCACCCTTATCGAATTCACGAGTTAGAGCATACTGTCTTACTTCATCTGGGTTATGATAGAAATCGTCTACGATCCATACTCTCTTTTTATACGGGCTTATTAGAGAAGAAGGATTTATAACAGCCCTTTCAAATACATCTAAACTATCTTCTTTGACATCTGGCAGAAAGTAGTTCTTTAAGTACTCGCTCTCAAGAATTTCTTTTGGTAGCCCACTAATAGAGTACTTCTTTAAGACGTGATTTTTATTTCCAGAAGGCGGAGTAGATCCTTCTTTCATTTCGTTCTCTGTTAAGAATGTCACGTATGTCTCGTCACGGTATGACTTTATCTCTTTAATGCTGTCTGTTTCATTTCCTCCTAACCACTCGAATGAGTCGTTATAATGGGCCCATACTTGAGACTTCAGGGCTCGCTTTTCAGGCCCACCCATCCAAGAGAAGTGCCATCCAAGATCCTGAATAGCAGCACCGTTTTCCGTAATATAATGAATTGGAAACGGGTTATTTACATTTGAACGTATCTGCGCTGGTGTAGCCCTTTTAAGTTGAGCTTTCGTAGCAAGAAACATTGCGCCGGACCATTGAACCGGTGTGTTACTATCTCTGTGATAAAGACGAAGATCTGCTCTTCCTTCGAGATAAACGAGTGGAACCTTAATGATTATCTCTTGGTTTTCTCGGCAGACACGTGATAGATACGGAATTCCATCCGGCCGAATGATTTCATCAGCATCGCCGTGAATAAAGACAGTATCATCATCAAACGTGTCGAGGACTTTTAGGAGCGCGTCTTTCTGAAGGCGCTCACGAGCTCTTGCTCTTTGCGATTCAATCTTATCACGATTTCCATACGTGTTTTGAATATCAATAGGAAGGATCTCCAACTTGTCGTCGTCCGGTATATCGTGTGCTATATAGATGATCTTATTTGGATCCATCTCAAGTCTGCCTGCGATCTCAGGAAACTGTCTTTCAACTTTATGACCAGCGTGAGTTTTATTTGACTCTGATATAACAAAATAATCTACATGATCCTTAAGTACTTCATATCTCAGCTTAAGTGTTTCTTCTCCGTATGGAGCAAAGAAAGGAAAGAAATCGACTATCATATTATTTGTACCTCTCAAATTATTATAATGACTTGTTGCAGATGTAGATCATCCAACAGCTTCCCCAACCGAGAGGCCACTTTGAATTCAAATATGCATCGTCATACATTTTCTGTTGTGAATCTTCCTGAAGATATTTTATCTTACTTGCATCAAATTTTGATAAGAAGTTGTCTCTAAATTTTTTGAATAAAACTGGCGCATCTTCAAAGCAATCAAGATGCACTTCGACCGCAATGTGTTTAACATTATTTTTTATGAATTCAAGATTTTCTTCTGACAAGATATCATATTCGGCTCCTTCGGCATCTATCTTAAGATAGTCTATATGCGTGATATCATATTCCTTTATGATATCTTTAAACGAACGAATAGGAACGGCCTTATCATATCCTTCGCCAAAAACATTTCTAGTATACATTGGGTCATTCCCTATAACGCAGTTAATAGGAACCAATGGAGATTCTTTTTTATTTATGATATGTGGTGACGCATTGTGTATTACTGTTTTTATGAGTTTAGAATTTCCCTCGATAGAATACACCTTTTTGGCGCCGTTGTCCAGAGCATGACATGTGAACATTCCGTTACATGCACCTATGTCCACTACGATGTCGTTTGGTTGAACTTTATACCACCAATCGTAATCATTTCTTATAAAGAATTCGTGATATAGCGTTGCTACAGTTTCTATAGAATCTATACCATCAAATGATATGTTGTCATTTAGACTATTCATTACGAAATTCTTTCTAGCACTGTGAGACCATTGTTGTTTGTAAGAAACATCTTAAATCTCCAATTTTGATTTTCAATAAGAAACTCTATAATCGCAGGAAGGAGCCCTTGTGTAAGTTGTTTGTTGTCTCCACCTTCATTTTTTAGACCATATGTGTTCGTATCATGAAATGCGATGTACTTTCTTACTTTGTTAGCATGAAGAGATAGTTCTTTCTTTAGTTGTTCATATTCGTGCCATGTGTCTATAAACAAAAGATCTGTCTCCTCAATCTCGACATTAAGAACATCCGCTTCAATGAACTTTGTGTCTTTTCCAGCGGAACTAGCATTATTCATGAGTTCAACTACTTTTTGATCTGTAACGATGTCATAAGAAATTAGTTTTGCGTTAGCTCTCAAGAATGCCCTAGTACTAACTCCAAACCTTACACCCATCTCTGTTATATGATTGCATTCTTTGGCGAGTTCGTATAGAACCGGCAAGTGTTCATGAATGTCACTAGGAGTCGTAGCAGCCGCTGCAAACTCTTTCTCTATCATGTGTTTGAAATCTTTTTGTGGTTGGTCTTCGGAGTATCTAATAGTACCAATCGAAGGAATGTACTTCTTCATTATATCGTTCAAATTTATCATATCATATATCTCGCTCTTAGTGGTTTCTTCTTTTAGTCGAAGAAAGACTGGGTGCATTTCCTCAAATGCTTGATCTTCTCCAATATATTTATAAGTTAGCAGCATAAGATAAAACGCGTCTATTCTTGACGTATCTATTGACATAGCATGCTTTAAAATCTTATCTACGATTGCGAAGCTGTCACCGTGCTCTATTAGAGACTTTGCGGCTGACACTAAAGAATTATAGACCAACTCGTTGTCGTCAGTTCTATCCGCAGCTCTTAAAAAGTATCCGCAGGCGGCAGAGTACTGTTTAAGTACTTCATACTCCTTTCCAAGATCGTAGTTGAACTGCGCGTTTTCTGGATCACTTACATAAGATTTAATCTTTTCTACAAGCATATCAACCTCTCAAAACAAAATCGTCAAATACATTTTTTGGTATTCTTAGTATATATGATGTGTTATCCTCGTACCCATACGATATAAGCACATCGTTCTTATGATAAGCAATACCTGAAACAAACTCAATAGATCCACTCATCATTGTAAAGTCACGAGTGGAACATACTATATTCCAGTCTCTGTCCCAAACTATAATTCTCTGAAAGTATCTTCTTCCGCTATCGTTGTTATTATACATGCATTCGTGAGTAATGCCAATGTAGTAGTCTTCGTTCCAAGGTATGATATGCGAACCACCTCTTAGATCACGAGGGAACCGATACTTTTTAGACTCCTCAAGATGTACGGTGTTAGTCTTTAGAGTTTTAGTATCGAATGAAACTATCTGAGTTGGGTTGGTCCACTTCACCCATTGGAACGGCTTGTCTAGAATAGGCATCCAGTTCTTTTCACAGTAGGTGTCGTCGTTTCCCGGCGCTGGAATTGAAAACCGTTCTACCTCAACCACGCCGTTCTTGGTTATCTCAATCTGTGAAAGATCCATCCTACCCTTACCTTCGAGTATATGATCCCTTCTTACTCCGCAGAGATACTTTTTACCTTCCCATTCTATGAGTCTTCCATCTTCCAACCCAATGTAGAACCAGTTAGGATCCTCATTAAGTTTCATATCAATTCTGTCCGCAGATATAACATTAAGACGATCGTCAAGTCTACATACAACGTTTTCGGACCTGATGTTAATATCACTATCAGGATAAAGATATTTTAAAGGCCCATCTTTATCTGGAAACTTATTACTATAATAAAGAGTATAGTTAGTTTCTCTGAGATTTACAAAGACTCTTTCTTGACTGTCAACAAATACAGACGCGTTTGTTGTCGCCATTCCTTTTGATACAGAGTGAGGTACAACAATAGGATGGATCGATCCGCCATTTGCTAATGCGTACTTTGCTAGACTAGATTGGTAAACATCTTTTAACGGAGTTTCGTTATGATAGTATTGAGACCTATGATTTTCTTTTTTGATCATCATTAGATTTTTCATAGCAGCTTTCTGATGATGTCTAGGGGCATCACTGCTGTTTATAATAGAAAGAAGTATCTCTCTAGATTCCTCTATGAACCCGCTATGAAAACCAGCATGAGCTTTCTGAAGTAAGAGAGAATACTTTCCATCATATGTGGTTTTTCTTCTCAACGATTTTAAACTATCTAAGTCTGGAATGCTTAGCGCGGTAGACACGAGTGAATAGGCAGTAAACCACCTCTCGTCATTCGTTTCGCTGCTCTCAATGAACTTGCTTAGAATTAAATATGCTTCTGGACGCGTTGGCATATGAGATATCGCAAAGTTTAGAAGGCCCTTTGTTGAATATTTCCGTCTTCCCAAAGATTGCATGCATGTTGCTAATCTTATTAGACTCTCATAAGATTTATTTCTATCATCGAATCTTTCTGCCGAGCGTAAGTAATAAGACCCTGCCGATGAGTACTGACCTAAATCCTCATAGTACGAACCGATCATAAAACTAACTTCTGGGTCACTAGGATTAAGAGCGAACATCGTGATCAACTGTTTTATTTCTTCCGTCATATCAAACCTTCGCATTATTTACAAATTTTTCAATAGTCGCATACGGCACTTCGAGTAGATAAGCGGCGTTATCTTGAAACCCAAACGTAATAAGTATTCGTCCTTTATAATGGCACATTCCGCATGTAAATTCGGTATGACCACCCATGATAGTAAAGTCGTCAGAGAACTTCACAATGTTCCAATTCTTATCCCATACGATAAAGCGATGGCGATACACTCCGTCCTTTACCTTCTTTTCTCCCTTAAAAAGATCAACCTCGTGAGTTAACGCAATATAGTAATCACCAAAAGAAATGACTTGTGAACCGCCTCTAGGTTCAGTCAATCCCTTTGGATTTCTATTAAACATTCGAGTGTCGCCTAAAAACACGGTTTCTGCCTTGGCTTTTTCTATATCAGCAAGAACTACTTCTGTCGGGTTACACCACTTAATGTACGTATAATCTTGATCTAGAACCGGCATCCAGTTCTTTTCACAATAAGATGTATCTTCGCCAGGAGCACCGATACGCGTGCGAGATACTTCTATTACTTCATTATCGAGAACCTCTATCTCTGATAATTCCATTCTTCCTTGGCCTGTCGTATTCGTATCCCTACGAACTCCAGTCATGTAGAGTTTTTCGTTCCATTCAACAAGTCTTGCATCCTCAAGACCAACGAATTCCCATATCGGTTCTTTATCAAGTTTTGAAGTGTCTACGTGGTTTACTCGAGTGATGTTATAATTTCCATCCAACTCACAATAAAAATTCTCTGTGCGCAACTTCATATCATCTTCTGGGTGAAGATATGTAAGAGGTCCCCATGGATGGATAAACTTCTTTTTCTCAGAATGATAAAAGAAATAGTTAGTGCATCTTACATTAACTATTAGTTTTCCTTTATGAACAAGAATTGACGGGTTCATAAGCCCGGTGCCGCCGGTGAGCTTTGATGGAACGATCAGTGGATGAATACTTCCACCATCTGTTAACGCTTGTTGTGCTAGAGTTGTAGAAGTTTCGTATCTATACGTTTGTTCTACTTGATGCGCGTCTTTGACGTGTTCAAAAAATGACATGATGTAATCAAATTCCTCATAATATGAATGTAAGTTCTGTCAACTACATTTATTTATCAATGAAATCGGTACTATTAAATCCAACTACCGATAGCAAATACAATCACGCTCGTAGCAGTAGTGTTCGCGCGAGAAATATACACGTTTACGGCCGTTGTAGTAGCACCAGATGAAGACCAACCAGTAACTGTGGTTCCTGGAACAGTAGAGTTAACAGAAACATGAACATATGGTGCTGCAGCAAATGCTATCGGAAAAGTCCATGCCCCTAGTGTCGGTGTGTTTGACGCGGACGGAGTTATTGAAAAGGTATGCCAGCACATCTGAGTTCCGCCAGCAAGACGCACGTAAAAACCATTAGCGTTGTTTCCAGTCTCTACTTCTACCGCCGGACCCGGCGGCAAATAAGCTGAAATCAAATCTGTTGCTAAGACTACCATATTTTAATCCCTTATGCTTGAGCTTCTGACCAACGAAGAAGAACGTGACCCGTGCCAGTACCAGCGGTTAAACGAATATTAATCGCAAGAATGTCAGAGCCGTCTGGATATTGGAAATCTCCTCCTAGTGGAGCACCAGTCAATTCCTTCAGTTCCGTAAGTTCTAGTCTATCGTTCACTGCGCCAGATGCGGTAGAAGGAGCAGCAAACGCAAACACCTGTTCACCTGGTACCGCAACGGTGCCCGCACTATAAGTCACAGAAGTCGCAACCTGCGCGAGACTTGGCTGGCCACCCGCAGATTCTACGTTTAATGGAAGCCACGTCGCTGAAGAGAAATTCTTAGGATTCAACACGCCTTCAACAATACAAGCACCAGGGTTTGTACCACCTGAAACAGATACACCGACTGCTTGTAGAAGAAGCTGAGAACGATTCAATAGATCTCTTACTCCAAGACCACCAACCTGACTGTTTGAAACGGATGGAGCAAGACGAATGAGGAACGCTGTTTGGTTCGCGGTTGTAAGACTCAAACCGACTCTCTGATAGTTAAAGATGTATCCACGGTCCTTAGTAAATCCACCGTCCATGATTAACGCAGAACCCCAGTGACTTAGAGTTGGAGAACACGTATTACTTATTAGAATTACACCAGTGCCGGCCGTATGGCTTGCAGCAGCCGCAGCAGTAAATCCAGTCGAAGTACCTGCTTGCCACTGAGTGAGTGTTGCTGCACGAGTCGCACCGGTAAAGTTACCAGCTCCACTTGCCGCTGACTTACCTGTGTAACTGATAATTTCGTTATCTATGTACAATGTTCCTGCTGTTGGAAAGTGTTCCAGTGCTGCAACTGGAATTGTTGTAACTGAGCTGTCGATCGTAGAAGTTAGAGATGTTACTGGAGTATCGTTTTCGATAGAATAGCGAACCGGGAGGTTACCAGATCTCATATAAGCTTCATCATTCACGTTGTTATTTTTGATACGATGCACGAAAACCCAGTTACCATCACTACCACGAACCATAAAATCAACAAAGCCAGCGCCGTACCACGAATACTGTAGACCGACCATGTGCATCTTACTTAGGTTAATATTAAACCCGCTTGGCCCGGTTCCGTCAATTGTATCAATGTTGAACTGCGACTGCCTAATTCTTGTTTCTTGAATTAAGTTACCCTTTACACCAGAAGCATTGATACCTCTATAATCAGGAGACACAAATATAGAAGTATCACTCACTACTTGTATAACATGGTGAGTCATACCGCGGATAACGATTCTATCGCCTGCTTTTAATTGCTGAGTAAATCTTGTATTTACGCCAGTCACCGCATTTGAGTTTTGCGTAACAGATAGAGTTCCACTTAATTGTGCAGTAGAATTTCTTTTTACTACAGATAAAATACTACCATCATATTCCCAGAATAATCCATTTTGTTCGTCAAACAACCCAGCTCTTACAGCTGCGCCATCCCATGTTATTACATACACCTTTGGCGTGATATTTAACACTGCAGTAGTTGCACCGAGTACACTGGTCGCTAATACTGTAAACTGATAGTCGCTTACGATAGATGCTACTGTATATGTGCCATTATACCCAGAAGTTGTCGATCCTGCTATTTCTATAACTGCGCCGATCTGTAAACCATGATCAATGTCATCAGTTGTAACAGTAATCGTAGAACCGACGGTGGTTCCGGAAGCAGTTATACTCCGAATATCATAGTTTGGTCTAAATAACGTTCCAGTCGACCAAAGAAAACCTTTACCTGATTGATAACGAAAATATCTTTTACTCTGACGAGCAACTGTTGCGCCATATGTTGGAGTTTTAGTTGAAAGAATAACTCCGCCGTCCTGTGGTCTGTGAACAATCGTAGAATTTGTAAACGCATATAAAGTAACGGTCGCTGGAGACACAACAACAGCGCCACCTCGTGCAGTATATGTTAATGATGTTAAACTAGGAACACTCGTAACAACAAACGGCCCAGAAGCAAGCGCAGCCTGAGTACCAGATGCAACGATAGAGTGGATAGCAGTACCAGGAATTAATCCGTGTGGGTTGGTAAAGTTTAAAGTAATTACTGACGGGTTAGCACCATTGCTCGTTGCTGATGCTACTGGTATCGAAGCGCCTGAATAGATTGCTCCACGCTTTAGTGTGGTAGCATCTGTTAGTAATGATTGTCCATTGGTTCCAACTACACCCCTTGCAAAATATGTTAGCGTGCTAGTGTTAGGTACACCCACTGTGTTAACAATAAATGTTCCGTCAGCTCTACTAAATCCTGCAATTCCAGAGTTTAGAGCTGAAATATTAATCGCTTGTCCCGCAGCGATACCGTGCGCGACAGACGTAGTGACTGTAATTAAACTATTTGTTGAAGCACCATCTGTAGTAATAGCAGTTACAACTAAGTCAACACCCGGTAATTCATAAGCGGATGGATAGCCGCGAACAGTTCCATAACCTGCCCATTTTGTCGGCTGTAGACCATATTCAAAGTCAGCATCGATGAGTGATTCGGGATTTGATACGCGCATTCTTTCGATAGCATCAGTACCAAAACTCCAAGGTCTTATAGTAGAGGCAGCGTTTTCGTTACCGTAAACAAAAATTTGAAGAGAATCACTAGCACTCTGACCAGTAGTGCTTACTCCCAATGTTATCGTTGTGAACCCATCTTCTCGCTGTGTGATAGTAGGAAAGTTAGTTGCGTCGTTTGCGGCAGTAAACGTTGCTGTAGTACCACCGTATGTAGAGTTACCAAATGTGTACAGGATAATATTATCTGTAACGTTAGTAATTAGCAGAAGCTGATCTAAAGTATATCTTCCAGGTATTTTTATTGTGCCAACGTTAGCACCGCCAGGAGAAAAAACGTAATCTCTTATAATCTTCTTACCCATAATTTTTCCTTTAGAATCCTAATGCTATAGCGAAAGCTGCAGCTTCATCGCTAGAGCCTCTCGCACCAATATTTGAAATAAATTGCCATGTAGTGCCGTCATAAACAAACTCTACGGTTGTTTGTGGTATGTTAACAGACAGTGTATCATTTATGCCTTCGATAGTCGCGCCGTTAAAGTTAACTAGCAAGTTATTTATTAGCCAACTTCCACCGTCGGTAATCTGCACGGCATGCCCAGGAGAAGGTGAAAATGGCATAGTCACCGTAAAGGACCCGGCCGACGTATCAGCAATGAGTTTATCACCATTCAGCGCCGTGTAGTTACTTGTTATTTTTACCCAGGATTTAACAACACCAACGTTAGGAGAAATAGCATTTTTTAGTGATATTGGCATTAGTTATCTCTCTTTATGTTTTCTACGTCAGCTTTTAGTTTCTTAACTGCTTCAATCAAGATTGCAATAAGTGGAGTATATGTAACTGTCTTTAAACCACTTCCGTTTGTTTTTACAAGCTCTGGCATGATCTTTTCTAGTTCTTGCGCAATCACACCGTAGCTCTTTGTCTTGTTATCTTTCCAATCGAAACTATACGTATTTATTTGTTCTAGAATATCAAAGCTGTTATCGATAGACTTAAAGTTTTCTTTAAATGTTACGTCTGAAAGTGAGTTAAAGTTAGTTGCCGACAGATCTCCGGTCGAAGGATTGAAATATAGTCTAGTCGTAGAAACTTCTGCGAGTTGATTTGAACCAGCGGCTGTTACAAACACCGGGAAAACTGTATCGTCATCTGATACGTCAACCGCGTTGATCGTAGTAGATGGGCCGGTAGGACCTTGTATACCCTGTGAGCCGGTTGTACCTTGCGCTCCTTGAAGACCAATCGCAGTAAATATTTCCCAAGTTGTACCGTCATAAGCAAACTCTACAGAAAAGCCTTTAACGTCCATTGTAATATCATCAGCTATGCCTTCGATAGTGCTTCCGTTTCTTGCGACCGTTAGATTTATAGCTGACCAATCGTTAGCGTCAGCGATTACAACGAACGCTCCTGTGGCGGGTGTAGCTGGGAGTGTAATTGTAAATGTTCCGCCGGCCGTGTTCGTGAGTATTCTATCACCAGAAACCGCAGTGTAATTGGTAGTTCTTAAGATCCAACTAGTAGATCCACCTGAAATACCTTGTGCACCAGTCCCAGACGTTCCTTGAGTTCCGGTAGTTCCTTGAATACCTTGCGATCCAGTCGTACCTTGAAGACCTTGCGATCCAGTAGCACCTTGCGTTCCTGTTGTTCCTTGGGTACCGGTTGTTCCTTGCGTTCCTGTAGTTCCCTGAGTTCCAGTCGTGCCTTGTGTACCGGTAGTACCCTGAGTTCCAGTAATTCCTTGAATACCTTGCGATCCAGTAGTTCCTTGGGTACCGGTTGTTCCTTGTGTACCGATTGTTCCTTGAGTTCCGGTAGTTCCTTGAATACCTTGCGATCCAGTAGTTCCTTGGGTACCGGTTGTTCCTTGTGTACCAGTTGTACCTTGTGTACCAGTTGTACCTTGTGTACCAGTTGCCCCCTGAGTTCCCTGCTCACCTTGAAGACCCTGAGTTCCCTGCTCACCCTGAAGACCCTGAGTTCCCTGCTCACCCTGAAGACCCTGAGTTCCTTGTGTACCTTGAAGACCCTGAGTTCCTTGTGTACCTTGAAGACCCTGAGTTCCCTGTGTTCCCTGAAGACCCTGAGTTCCCTGCTCACCCTGAAGACCCTGAGTTCCCTGCTCACCTTGAAGACCCTGAGTTCCCTGTGTTCCCTGAAGACCTTGAGATCCTGTAGTTCCCTGAGTTCCTGTAGTTCCCTGAGTTCCAGTCGTACCTTGTGTTCCTGTAGTTCCCTGTGTTCCCTGAAGACCTTGAGATCCTGTAGTTCCCTGTGTTCCCTGAAGACCTTGAGATCCAGTTGTACCTTGCGCACCGGTAGTACCTTGAATACCAGTTGTACCTTGTGTTCCCTGCTCACCCTGAAGTCCTTGAGTTCCTTGAGATCCAGTCGTACCTTGAGATCCAGTTGTACCTTGCGTTCCCTGAATACCTTGAGATCCTGTAGTTCCCTGAGTTCCAGTAGTACCTTGAGATCCAGTAGTACCTTGAGTTCCTTGAATACCTTGTTCACCCTGAGTTCCTTGTGATCCCTGAAGACCTTGAGATCCAGTAGTTCCTTGAACTCCGGTAGTACCTTGAATACCTTGTGTTCCAGTAGTACCTTGGGTACCAATCGTTCCCTGAATACCTTGAGTTCCGGTAGTACCCTGAGTTCCAGTTGTACCTTGAGTTCCCTGAAGACCTTGAGTTCCGGTAGTACCCTGAGTTCCTTGGAGGCCTTGAGATCCAGTAGTACCTTGAGATCCAGTAGTACCTTGAGTTCCTTGAATACCTTGTTCACCCTGAGTTCCTTGTGATCCCTGAAGACCTTGAGATCCAGTAGTTCCTTGAACTCCCTGAGTTCCTGTTGTTCCTTGTGATCCAGTCGTGCCTTGAGTTCCCTGAAGACCTTGAGCACCGTCTAATCCGTCTACAGCAGCCGTACCTTGAGATCCTTGAAGACCTTGCGATCCGGTTGTACCCTGAGCTCCCTGTAAATTAGTTGGATCTCCAACCCACGTACCGCTTGAGTTTATTACAGGTCCTATACTTTGTATTGTAACTCCACTTACTATAATATTCGCATCTGGATTAATAGAAAACTCAACACCATTGAGTTCTAATCCAGCGCCTGCTTTGTAAATCTGTGAAGAGCTTATCTGTGAGAAGTTTATGCCAGTGCTTCCAAATGTAATGACTCCTTCTGTGGTCAGTACATAGAGTTCGCCGGCTCCGGTGTTACCTTCTAGGACGTAAAACGCGTCGCCTCTACCTATACTTCCAGAATCGCTTGGGCTGTAAGAATCTGTATCGGTTGAACGAGTAAGAACCCAATCAGTATTTGCAGAACCAGTATCTGTGACTGTATACACGCCGTTATGAGCCGTGTTAGCTTGTTGATATAAAAGAACACGGTTGTCAGTACTTAGCGTAATTCCATCTATAATAAGACCTAGCTGAGTTCCGCCATTCGTTAATGTAGCGCCAACTCCTGATATTCCGTTATCATAAATAGCATTAAGAGAGATTGGTGACTCTACTCTAACTGGGTCGTGATAATGTATAGCCGCAGATACTAGTGTATCTACATACTGTTTTGTGACGGCTTGTAGATTACCAGATGGATCTTGTGCAAGAGTTAAGAAACCACCGGTCATCGTGGTGCTAACATCGGATCTTACGAATTGAAGACTATCCAATCCGTCTAGAGTTGCAGCATCTCCTGCGGTAGATCCTTGTATACCTTGTATACCAAAATTACCTTGAAGACCTTGATCTCCCTGCAGACCCTGAGTTCCCTGCTCACCCTGAAGTCCTTGTGTACCTTGCTCACCCTGAAGTCCTTGTGTACCTTGCTCACCCTGCAGACCCTGAGTTCCCTGCTCACCCTGAAGTCCTTGTGTACCTTGCTCACCCTGAAGACCCTGAGTTCCCTGCTCACCCTGAAGACCCTGAGTTCCCTGCTCACCTTGAAGACCCTGAGTTCCCTGCTCACCTTGAAGACCCTGAGTTCCCTGCTCACCTTGAAGACCCTGAGTTCCTTGTAGAACAAATAGTTCCCATTCAGTAGTATTAACCGCAGGGTCCTGATAAACAGACGTGATGACTTGCTTTGATACATAAGTGTTACCATCAACCGTGCTTACAGCAACAGTATCTTTTACATAGCTAGCCTGCACCCATGATCCAATATAATTTAATACGAGCTCGATGCCTTGGAGACCTTGAATACCTTGTTCGCCTTGAAGACCTTGAGTACCTTGCGTGCCTTGAGTTCCCTGCGTTCCCTGAAGACCTTGTGTTCCTTGAGTGCCCTGCTCACCTTGAGTACCTTGAAGACCTTGTGTTCCCTGAGTTCCCTGCTCGCCTTGAAGACCTTGAGTACCTTGTTCGCCTTGAAGACCTTGAGTACCCTGCTCGCCTTGAAGACCTTGAGTACCTTGAGTACCTTGTTCGCCTTGGATACCTTGGGTACCTTGAGTTCCCTGAAGTCCTTGTTCACCTTGATTGCCTTGGAGTCCTTGTTCACCCTGAGTTCCCTGAAGTCCTTGTTCACCTTGATTGCCTTGGAGTCCTTGTGTTCCCTGTTCTCCTTGAAGACCTTGCGTGCCTTGAAAACCCTGTGTTCCAGTAGTGCCCTGTTCGCCTTGGAGACCCTGAGATCCGACAGTTCCTTGTGTACCCTGGAGACCTTGCGTACCCTGAGAACCTTCTGCTCCGTCTATGGCCGCGGTTCCCTGAATTCCCTGAAATCCAGATGTTCCTTGAAAACCCTGCGTCCCGGTAATACCTTGAATACCTTGTTCGCCTTGGGTTCCCTGAGTACCTTGAATACCTTGTTCGCCTTGGGTTCCCTGTTCACCCTGTGTTCCTTGTAGACCTTGCGATCCATTATTTCCCTGCGTCCCAGTTGTACCTTGTGTACCAGTAGTACCCTGGGTACCTTGTGTTCCCTGAAGACCTTGTGTTCCAATAGTACCTTGGGTTCCAGTCGTTCCTTGAGTTCCGGTTGTGCCTTGAACGCCTTGTGGCCCAGTAGTACCTTGGAAACCTTGAGTGCCCTGCGTTCCTTGAAGACCTTGTTCGCCTTGAAGACCCCGAGTTCCCTGAACACCTTGCGCACCTTGCACGCCCTGTGGTCCAATATCTCCAATATCTCCAGTTCTAGCAAATGTAATGATAATATCTTCGTTATCATTAAAGTTATTAACTGACCCAGATACATACCCACAGTTAACTAAGAAAAACCCTGCTTCTTCTGATATAGATGAAATTGTATAGAGAGCGAATCGTTGAGACGCAGTTCTGTTAGATACTCTAAAGTGTCCTTTAATCGTTGAAGTAGAATCATCGATTGTTCTTAAAAATGATTGAATATCAATACCGTTGTCATCTGTGTCATCGATGAACATTCTAATTGCAGTCGTTATGTCTGCATCATTGAACTTTAATCTTCCGGTGCCTGGGTCAGATTGAATAATGGAAGTGCTATAGGTGTAATCAAACGATGCCCCGCCAAAGTTGCCATCCGTACCTTGTATACCAAAAGTACCCTGTGCACCCTGAGATCCTTGTGTACCTTGCTCACCTTGTATACCAAGAGTACCCTGAAGACCTTGGTCTCCCCGTAGACCTTGCGTGCCTTGAGATCCCTGTGTACCTTGTTCGCCTTGTATACCAAGAGTACCCTGTGTACCCTGAGATCCTTCAACTCCTTGCGTACCTTGCTCACCTTGAAGGCCAGTTGTTCCTTGAACTCCACTCGTCTCTAACCAAAAGCGATTTCCTTCTGTATCAGACGCAAGAACATAGTTATTTGCTTCTGGAACACCGAGATCTGGTTCTGTTTCAGAAAGTTTAATATACTTGTATCTATCCGGAGACACTTCTGTAGGAGGTGTCTTTTTTACTTTACCTGATAAATTCATTCCTGATAAAAATTCTGTCATCTAACTTACACCACTCCGCTATGTTCGCTTGACAGTCTTTCTTCTGCGGCCACCATAACATCAAATACGCCGGACACTTCTGCTCTAACTTGAAGTCTATCGCCATTTGCATTAGATGCCGTTCTCTTAAACAAACTTCTGCCCTGAATAGGAATAAACGCAGTGTCACCAGCCGGAACTTCTATCTTTCCTATTTCAATAGTTGTACCACCTTCAGTTACAAAAACGACTTCAATCCACCTATCAACAGAATCTTTATTTCTAGCAGAGATTGGCGTAAGCAAAAAGATCTCTCCAGGGCGTATAGCTCGTGAAGCGTCGGCCGGATCTCTTTCAGAATATTTGTTTGATGCGTCTGGAAGAGAGAAGTCAGGTGCTTCTGCAATTACTTGAAATGTGTTAGCTACACTATTCTGCGCTATTCTTAAAGGTTTTCCGGTTGATGGCGTTCTACATGTAATACGTGCCATGATTAAAAACTCCTTGCGATTGCTGCTCTAGTTGCAATTCTATTAACTGATTGTTCAAATGGAGGACCCGTAAGTTCGCCAGTATCTGCATCGATCTTCATGCCACCAATGAAGAGAGCCGATCCTTGATCGTCTTGGCCAGACGCAATGACTATGCCATTATTTAACTCGAGTATACTTTCTTCGATGGTCGCAAAATTTCTAGCAGGTGGTATTTTTGTTAGCGCGACACCGGCCATGAGTGCTGTCCATGTGTGGCCTATCGCCGTGATCGTAGAAGGCTCGGAAACTCTATTCGTATCTTCGATCGTGTCTATTAATGCAGAGACCAGGTTAGTTACTATCGTGTCTGAAGCAGAATTAACGTTTGCTAATGCAATAATAGTGTTTCTCATAAACTCGAACGAGTGTATAATTGCGTTTTCTTTTGACTCTGCATACACCTTTTCGCCGATAGTATCAAACAGACCTTTTGCAAAATCTAGCATTGGTTTTTCATTCGCAGTCTGCAGAACCCACACAATTGACTGAAGAAATGCGGCAGCTTCTCTTCTGATAAATTCTTCGTCCTGTGCAGTCCACCCGTTAGTGTATCCACCAGACACGAGATTATTCCAAGTAGCATTTATAATTGTTGTTCTAGCCGCAGAGACGGCATTTGATGCAGCTGTCTGTATTGATAATGATCCCTCTGCTACTTCTGTAGGAACAACGATGTTTCTTGATCCGTCCGCGACCATAGTATAGTCGCCGAATTGAGTAGAGCAAGAAGATAAAATAATTTGCCCGCCATCAAGAGCAAGAAAATGTTTGTGTGCCCACATACTAACTGCATTAACAGCATTAATGAGTCCACCGTTCCTTGCGACATACCCAATACCATTATGAGAGACTGGTGTAGCGCCCCAAGCCATAATGTTTGGGTAGATACTATATGCTGAACATACGGACCCATCGGCTATAATAACACCGGCACCCCTACCAATAAGTGGATTTGCATTATCTCTGTCCAAAGGTGGCGCAACAGTATCCCAGAATGGAGTTGTTCTAACTACAACCTTATGAACGTATGGCGCTCTACGAATTACTGCACCTGGTCTAAAACAGAACGCAAAACCTTCTGTTGGATTATCCAAACTATCAAGACGCCAATTGTCGAATACTAAACCTTCAACAAAGCAACCAGAACCTAGGCGGAACACGTTTCTTTCTTCATACCCGGTGACAGGGCTTATGAATGCGCTTCTATGAGCTGCTCGAATAACAACATTGTCTGGCACATCTAAATGACCCTGTGTCGTATACCTGCCTGGGCCTATTTCAATAAGAGTGACTTCTTCTTCTTCTCTGTCTGCCGCGTCTTCGAGCGCCTTCTCTATTGTGGCATACGCGCCGTCCCAAGATGTTCCGCTGTTCGTATCATCACCGTTCTTTTGAACGTAAACAACATTTCTTACAGGATTGCTAGCAAGAAACGTTATGATGGCTTCATCACCATCCTGGTTTCTCTTTAAGAAAATGTTGCCATCATAGGTGTTGATGGCGAGTTCACCTAGTTCAAGATCCGATACTGTTGGGACTCTATCTGAAATAGAGCTTCTTTTATGCTTTATTATAGCGGCCATGTTGTTCTTCGACTCTTTTTATGTGGTCGTTTTCTTTATTTATTTACTCAGTAGGTGCCGCCATCTATGACCTGCTCGCTGAGTGTTGTTGTTGCGATAAATTTCTGTAAAGCAGAGTCGTAAACCAAAATAGAACCGTCAGCATTTGTATTCATATCTACATCTGCCAGATCTCTAAGTCTTCTTACTATTAAGTTTGTCTGGTTTGTAAAAACTCTAGGTTTTTCGTTGCCAACAACGGCATTAACTCTTAGTCTTTCACTTCCAACCGTAACTCTTACCGTTTCCGACATGTCTTATACCCTTGTGACCGTTGGCAAGATAAACATAAGACCTTCTAAAACTTTAACTCGAGTTCCGCCTTGACTCATCATGATTATATCATATGTATACTTACCAGGATCGAGAGCTTCGGATGTTTCTGGTGAAATGTATAATTCTATCATACCAGTATTCGCGCTAAGAAAACTAGCGATCTCAGCGTTTGCGGAAATTGAAGAAGAATATAATTTCTTTATGTTACAGTAAAATGATTTATTCGAAGCGTCATACTCTTCACCGGCGGTTGTGGTGAGAAATAGGTCAATCGAATAATCGACGCCTTGGTCTACGTATAGGTTTGCTATAGTCGTCATTTGGCATACACTCTTTTTTGTTTCTATTTATAAAAGAGTGTATGCCTATTATTTTAGTTGACATTTTCAATAATTCAGATATAATGAGATTTATCGGATAAGGATAATAGAATTAGAGAAGCATATTTAATTTGTACATGTCCGCATGAGTATACTCCTGATAGTGAGATCTCAGATGATCAGGAAATGGTATTGTCTCTATACTAGCATTGTACATAAGAGCGACGTCTCTCGCAACGTCAAGAAAGCTGCGAGTAGATCCTGAGCCTAGGTTAAAGATACCACTCTCTTTCTTCTCAATCATTTTAAGATGTACGTCTACTACACGATCAACGTGTATGAAGTCTCTCTTATAGTTTTCAGAACCTTCAAACACTCGAATGACGCCAGTCTCGCGAGCTTGTCTCGCGAATTGATTATACGGACTGGCCTGAGATCCTTTATGATCTTCGCACGGGCCGTATACATTGAAGTAACGAAATCCTTGCCATATAAATTTATGAGCTTTTGATCTCATATACTCTTCGAAGAAATACTTACTCATTGCGTATAGATTGAGAGGATACACAGTTTTGCTCTCGTCAACCGGACACTTATACTTGTTTCCGTAGACAGATGCGGACGAAGACCATTGCAAATTCACATTATGTTTCTCGCATTCTTCTGCGAGTTCGATGGACCACGCAAGGTTTAGGTCCATCACTCTTCTAGCATCCTTCTCAGTGGTTGAGCTTAGAGCTCCGAGGTGGATTACCCAGTCAAGATTGCTAAAATCTAGATACTTTGGACGCGTGTCTGGATAGTCCTTAATATCAAACTTAACCAACTCCCAATCAGATGGTAATTTTTTGATTAGGTTCTGACCTATAAATCCGTTTGTTCCTGTAACGAGTACTTTCATGTCTTTAGCCATCTCTCATTTTCTAGAGTCCACTTCACTACTTCTGCAATTCTCTCACGAACTGATGTAGCAGGTTCCCATCCAAGATTCTTCATCTTGCTTCCATCTAGAGCATAACGAAGGTCGTGACCTGGGCGGCTCGAGTGGAAGTCAACAAACTCGTAGTTGAGTTCCTTACCCTGTGCATCGGCAATGATCTTTGCGAGTTCATAGTTATTGATCTCTTCTGCGCCGACGATGTTAAATTTAGGACACTTAGCTCCACCCCATTCTGTCTTTAAATCGAATTGGTTCTTAAGAAGGAATAGAACAGCGTCAGCAACGTCTTCTGCATGAATATAGTGACGGGATCCTGGGATCGTTTTTGTTCTATCGCTGTGGATTGTAATCTTCTCACCATCACGAGCTCGCTTAATGCACATTGGTATGTACTTCTCTGGATGTTGTCTCTGACCGAAGACATTCATGGTATGAGTGATATAGATCGGAAGACCGTATGTGTTCTCATACGCAACGGCAAGTTCTTCTCCGCCTGCTTTTGACGCACTATAAGGATTAGTAGAGTTATAGCGATCGTTTTCACCATACTTAATTCCATCAGGCGCAGGACCAAAGACTTCATCCGTACTGAAGTATATAAATCTCTCAAGGTTACTCTTCTGCGATCTTGCAAACTCGAGTATATTACACGTTCCAACTACGTTATCGAGAACGAACTCCATCGGATAGTCGATTGAACGATCCACGTGCGATCCTGCCGCGAGGTGAGCGATGTAGTTTACAGTTCCTACTTCTGAACGAACGAGCGGGTTCATATCAGCTTTAAGGTCGTGAAACACCACGCTTACTCTCTTGCGCGTTTCACTGTCGAACTCTTGTAGTGAGTCGTGGAGGCGATTAAGATTGCCGCTGTAGTCCAATCTATCGAGAGTAACGATCTCCCAGTCTGTCTCTCTGAGCACTTTACATACTAGGTGGTGAGCAATAAATCCGGCTCCGCCAGTAATCAATATTCTTTTCATAATGTAACTTCCTTTTGACTGTCGCCCGGCATTATTCTGTAATTATCCTCTACAGAATCCGGCGTTGAAACTTCAATAATAGTACCTTCTTGGAGACATTCTATCTGATGGGGTTGAAGCGGTGTATTTCTCCAAGTTGATCCGGTAGTAAGTACTAAAGAATGTCTCTTAGCGTTTTCTGTATCTATCCAATGAACTATAAATTCTCCAGATAGCACATACCAAGTCTCGTCTTTTTCTCTGTGAAAATGCATTGAAAACTTTGCGCCAGCATTAAAGTTTAGAAGCTTTCCACAATACTTATCGTTAGTGGCCCAAATAAGTTCGTGGCCCCAACCCTTTTCTACAAATCCGTTAAGTCTTGTCATTTCACTACTCCTTAATAGGATGATCATTTATAAATTGAATAGGTGTAATTAAGCCTAAGTCTAGAGTCATGTTGTTTTTAAACTTTCCATATTCAAACCACGGATTATCTAGCTTTATTGGTGTTCCCTCAGAGTTCATCTCTATGACTCCAATTCCATAATCTATGTCGACGGTATAAGTCTTTAGGTATGTTTCAGTCCTAAACTTATAGAAAGCTTTCCATGTGGTTCCACACCACGCTCCGCCGTTTTCTTTGAAAAATTTATAGTCAGAATGCGCATTATAAAAATTTTCTGGACCACAGTCGTGTAAAACTACAAATCCTTTACAGTGATTAATCGCATTTTGTATGTCACGATATACTTGATCTGCTAAGTGAAGGCCGTCTATAAAGATGATGTCCCACTTGTGATCGGGTTCAAACTCAGTCTTCTTATTACGCAACTTCTCAAAGAATTCGTCAGAAGTCATTTGATAGTCAATATGAACTTCTGGTCTTGTCTTTTGCGGATCGACAGAACATTTTTTCGATGCGTTTATGAGATTAAAACAATTTTCGGGGTGCTCTACTCCAATCTCAAGATATGAACAATTATTGTCATAGTAAGCCGCGGCTAAATGATTAATCACATTATAACGCATTATATGTTATCCTTCTATCTCTTTTAAAGTTGGCGCATATACACCGATCTTCTGAACAGTAACTGCCGCTGCTTTCATTGCGAATAATATTGCCGATTCCATATCGCAGTCCTTACGAAGGTATTCAAACACGAGGGCTGCAAGGAATGTGTCTCCGGCGCCGCATACATCATGTGCTTCTACTCTTGGTGAGAAGTATAATACATTATTCCATACCGCGCCATCATCGCCGCGAGTGACGATAAGGTTTTCTGGTTTTGGCTCTGAAATTAAGTTCTTGTGTTCGTATTGGTTAATCTTAACAAAGCAGTTGCCTATATCTGCGAGGTACTTCTTTTTGGTATCTATAAAGACAGGACCTTTGAACTCTTGACGTATCCGCTTAATGTCGTCATAACTAACGAATCCCTTATCATAGTCAGAGATAACGATTGCATCGTATTCATTAAACTGAACGCCATCATATATGATAGTATCAATACCCTCTTCTTCAATCCTTTGATCTACACGAAGCAACTGTTGTTTTGATTTTACATCTATATAACGATTCTTATTCTCAAAGAAATACGTCTGATAGTCAGGATTTACTCCAAGAGAACGAAAGTTCTCAAGAACGTTTGACATCATGCCAAGTTTCTTCTTGGTGTATACGTGATCAAAGATCGGAATAGGAGCTTCTGGACTAATACGGTTTACTTCACCGTAGTGATAGTAATCATAACAGCTGTCACCTAGTAATAATATCTTCATCTATAGAGTCCCATAATAATTTCCAATCAACATACGGATCACGCTCGTATTCACCTTGCATATGCAGAGCAATGCTTTCAAACGGACATACTGCGAGACAACCTCTTTCTACCATTATCTTATTGAGAGAGATCTTTTCAAGTTCAGGATCTCGAGGATCCAGATTTAAGAACTTCTCGAGTATATCACTATTATTTATGAAATTTTGATGACTCGTTAAAAACGAACAAGACACGTCGTATATCTGAATCCAGTATCTCTTCTCTCCCATAAAGATCGTTCTCGGAGTAGTACTGTTTCGATATACGGCAGACCAAAGATACGGCGCATTATAGGGTGTTACGATTGGTTGCGTGTTTGTCTCAATCAGCATCCTAAAGTATGTATCAATGACCTCGGTTATCGCAGATTTTTCAAAAAGATAATCGTCTTGAACTTGGTATACTAAATCCGTTCCATTACTCAATAGCCATTCGTAGCAAGAGCGGATCGAATTCATTATGCCTAAGTTTTCTAGATGATACAGCTCAACCTGAACGTTTTCTTTTGAATATATTTTAACACATTCTTGAATAAAGTAAACTGTTTCTTGCGTAGAATGATCGTCGAATATTGCTATGCGATGATTAATAGATCTATCTCTTTTGGCTGCTTCGTGAACTGATTGAAAGAAAGAAGACACGCACTTTCGAATAAGCTCGTGTTTCGTGTCACAGCAGTATCTCTTGGTTACCTGGTTTGACGCGATATCACAAGTTTGCAGCGCATAGTGTACGTTCATCTCTTATCTTTTCTATCACTCGAGTCGAAGAGTATTCTTCTATTCTATCAAAGAATATCAGTTTCTTTGCATACTCGCTGCCTATCACTTTTTTATTTCTGTAGTCAGAACCGACAACCATATAGTCCGGTTCATACTCTCTGATAATATTTATCAGTTCTTCTTCACTGTCAAAGATAGAAATTTCGTCAACGCCTTTCACATGAAAAAGCATAGTTGCTCTCGTATCTTGGTTATTGATTGGTCGAGATGCGCCCTTTAGTTTTTTAACTCTACTATCTGAGTCTATGCCGATCTTTAGATAGTCTCCGTAGTTTGAGGCAAAAGTGATAAGCCGCATGTGACCAGGATGCAGTATATCAAAAGTTCCGTTTATGAATACTTTCATTCTGATACCTTTTCATTCCACATAGCAAGCATACCTTCACAATGCAATATATCTTTTTCTGCTATCAAGTTTTTATTTATGTTAACGAACATGGCTTCTTCTATGTTAACATTTTTTTCAAAAATCGTCTTAAGAGACTTTCTTAATAAGTCATTAGCGTCATCTAATAAAGTGTAACAAAAGGACCAAAGGCGTGTATGTAAGAAACACGCGGTTTCATCGTGTCTCATGTTTTCTTCTCTTGACTTAAAACAGTATTTTCCTTTGAATGAGTCGTACTCTAACGGATCAAAACTTTCTGTAAGTCTGTATCTTCCGGACACCTTGAATATTCTATTTACTTCGTTTCTAATTTCGTTACGAATAACATCAAAGGATACTAAAAGAATAAACGCTTCGCCGGCAGAACGAACTCCGTTCTTGTTGAATTCTATACATTGCTTTCTATCTCCGACGTATAGGTAATAGTCAGCCATACTCGATATTAAATTCTCTTCAGCATCCGGCAACTTAGACAAAGAGTTATCTATTAATATAACATATGAATCTTTGTCTTGTTTTCTTATACTCTTAATTGTTTCGATAGTTTCATAAAATCTAGTCTGCGGATCTATGTGGCCAATTCCTGTAACTATAGTTGAAGTAACCACATAAACGTTAATAGACATTATGCACTTACAATACTTTTAATTTGTAGTAGTGAAGTATGCCGTCTTGAAATGAATGAAAGATCCATGGGCGATAGAATAAGACATCGTTTGGTTTCATTTTTATTGATGTCTCTACTTCCCATTCGTCATTATTAAGATAGTCGAGTTCTTTATCTTGACTCTCTTCATCTTTAATAAAATCAAGAACACTCTTATATCCATCTTTGTGTATATATGTCTTAAATTCATTTTCTTCGAGTGAAACGACGAATCTCCAGTCGTTTAAGTCTGCAAAATCTTCGAAGTGTATTACTTCGTGTATTGTTCTACGAAGGGTTCCTGACGCTGCTCTATCTATCTCAACTATGTCGCCAACCATCTTACCGATTACAAGATCGATGTCGTTGAAGATGAGATTGAAATGCTCCATCTCTTTACCAAACTTTTTATCTACCCAATGCACATCTTGCACAAGAGGCCGAAGTTGTTCTACTTCATCTTTCGGAAAGTAGTCTCTTGCGTGGATATAATTAATTACAGAACGATTTACAGAAAAATTTGTGTTACTCATAGATTCTCCAATTATTCGTCATATATGTCTTTAAGTATTACTTGGCAGGACTCGTTAATTTCGTTCGCAGAAAAATTCATGATTCCGTCATTCAATCTGTCCGTGAAGTCCGATTCTACTCCACCAAGGCGAATCGGACTGTAAACTGGATCTTGTCCCTGTTTTCTAAAGAATTTAAAATGGTCAGGATAACTTACGTTCTTTTCAAACGTACTACCCACGAAATAATCACACTCGCTTATTAGAGCCATGTACATTCTTAGTTCAGGATTAAAGTTAGTTAGATCCGCGCTAAAGTTATCTCCAGGATGTTTGAGTTCTCTGTTACCAAAGAAGAAGATTAGACAGTCTTTATCGTTTAAAAACTTTCCGATCTTTAAGTAGTCATCGACATCTAAACTTCTGTTTGAAATATCGTATGGTCTATTGTTTGAAATCGTCATAGTACTTCCATAAGGCTGAAATACCACTACTTTATTCTTCTTATGTATCTGCTTAAACTCTTCAACAATTCTCTGAACAGATGTACGCTCATAGGTGCTGATGTATAGGTTAGGCTTTTCGAGATCCTTATGATCCGTCGTATTATTTATTTGACGGTCAAATGCTTCAGCTAGTGATATCTTTTGATTGTAGTAGTCGTGTATATAATAAGGTTCTGGGCACACTAGATTATAATTCTTTACGTACTCTTCAAAGATATTCTTTTGATGAATTCCTATCGTTCTTGGTTGAAGAATAGGATGGCTCCAATATAAGTCTTGCCACCCGTGAACGATTACTCTAAAATCATTCTTTGGATTTAGTCTATGAAATTTTTCTAATGCAGGTATCGCTGCAATTACTCTTCCTGCACCGCCGTTAATAATAAATGTAGTGTTCATTTTGCGTAATCTTTCCACCATTGTTGCCATTCTATAAAAGGATCTTTCTGTTGCTCAAATTGCATATGTAATGCAAGACTTGGGATCGGATTGAATCTAATCGCTTTGTTGCTCTGCCATATCTTCCAGATCGTATTTGACTCTTCGTAGTGTTCCGTTCTCGGATTAAGATAGTCACCGTTATACTTAAGAGCAAGAACCTCGAAAAGTTCCCAGTTGTCACGAAACATTTTTGGAGTAGTCATCATGACGTTTGTTGTAAATATTCCAGTTCTCCAGTGACGAGCAGAGCCATGGACTATGAAGTCTGTTCTAGCAGGAGGATCGTATTCAGACGGCTCGTCGAATGGATATATCACTATGTCTTCTCGTTTCAATCTATCGCAAAACATATAAAACGAGTCAACCATTTCCTGTATTGCCGAGGGGCAGTGAAGATAGTCGTCTTCAACAGAATACACTAAGTCCGAATTGCTATCCCTACAAAGGATCCACTGCTGATGAGCAGAATGATTGTATCCACTTTGATCGAGTTGTATTAGTTTAGAATTTTCTACTTTCTGAATGATCTCTTTGATTCTTTGAACCGTATCTTCTGAAGAATGATCGTCGAGAACCGTCAGATTAATATCCATTCCTTTAGTATTATTTATTGCGTTTACTAAAGATGATACACATCCTACAATAAGATCTGATTTTTCAATTCCGTGGTATCTAACTCGCCAATCAGTATGAACGTTTGTGACGTCGCAAGTTCGTAAAAATATATCAATTTTCATTTTTAAACATCATATCAGAACCGATTTGTTTCATTTGATTATATCCCATATCAAGCAGAAAGTTCATAATATCTTTTTTATCCCAACCATAATTTTTACCGTGATCCAGCCATTCTACTACAATTAATGGACGATGCAGTTTTATAGTGTTCTCTGCTCCGAGTAATGCATTCATTTCGTAACCTTCAACATCTAAATGTATACAATCTATGTCTGTCAATCCAAGACTGTCTATCGTTATTACAGGAATGTTTCCATCTTCCTTTACACGAAACGTACCGCAATTTTCTGGAGTGTCATTAGTGATAGAAACTTGCGATGCCTTACTACCTAGTGCTGCTCTAAACTGAAATACGTTTTCATGATCTGCAGTATTCATGCATAGACACTTGAAGTTTGTAACATCCGGTTCAAACACATAAACTGTCTCGAATGCTTCGGCAAATTTTAAAGTGTATGCTCCAACGTTTCCACCCGCGTGAATTATTGTGCGCTTATTCTTAAGAGATCCTACTATTGAATCTACGGTGTATAATTCAACATTAGTCCATGTATAGCAAGAATCGACATCGATTTCTGGCCAATATAAACCATCTTCTCTTTTTATTATAGTCATAGTTGTCGCCAAAATTCCATATTTGCGTGCTTATTAAGGATATCTGGTGGAAGTATAAACTTTCTTTCGCGGAATTCAACTTTCTTACGAACGTCGTGAAGTTTAATACCAATCTCTGCGTCGTACTCATCCCAAGAAGCTTCTACATTATTAAAATCATGTTCAAAATAAGGTTCTTCTATGAAGTTGTAAAGAGCTTTCATCATTTCTTTTGGCTGCTTGCACAACAAGTCGTATTCTAATAAGAACAGAAGTGGCTGATCATGACCAGTAAGAGCCTGCTTAATTCCAACGTATGGAAAACCTACAACCCCGTCTTCCTTCATAAGACTATCTACTCGTTGATACACTGAACTTCCTACGCCACCAGTCACCGTGTTTGTGGAGAATGGATTTCTGCGATGGGCAGACTCAAAGCTGTCTATTACCCAATTCAAATCCCTTACACAAACTATGTATTTTGATTTTGGATAGAGATCACGAGTAACATTTGTTAGGTATGTCCATGCTCTATTTGTATTGAATACTACTGGCCTATCGACGTCTTCGTAGTAACCTTCGAATAAATGCCGCACAAGGTTCTTTCTGCGTTCAACAGGAACTTCAGATTTCATTCCAGGAGCGTCTTGACTATGTTCAATAACTCCCTTAACTAGACTTGCCAGTGGGTCAGTAATTGAAGCGTGAAACCTTGGGTTCTGACGAAGTATAGATGATAACAGAGTTGAACCCGACCGAGGCAGACCTGTTATGAAGTGATATGTTTTGTTCATAATTATCCAATCAATTTCAAAAGTTGTTCATTTACGCATTGCAGAGGTTCGTCCCAGCTTCGAACTTTAGTCTGTTTGTGTACTTGAAAGTTATCTCCATACCAAGGAGACTTTGACGTCTTACTGGAAGTAGACCAAATGTAATACTCCGCAATTGGAACTACAACAAAAGATGTTTTTCCGATAGCGCCAGCGGCATGAACCAAGCTCGTGCACGAACTTACGATACAGTCCATCTGTTCAATAAAGTCGAGTGTATCTTCCCAAGTTTCTATTCTTGACGATAGATCTATTACTCTAGGATTATTTATTGGCTGCTTGTCGATGTAATAGATCTCTGCGTTCTCTGGTAAGTATTCTAACATCTTTTCGATTGGTATCTTACGATACTCATCTTGCGAAAAGTATGGATTTCCTGAACACTTGATACCAATTTTAAACTTAGTGCTATTGATTTTATTCTTTGGATCATTCAAAGGTTTAAGATACGAACCATACCACAATTTAGATTCGTCGAGATTGAGATACCCTGGAAGACTCATCATCGGTGCCCATAGTTGTGTCCGATCAATTGAATAGTACTCAGTTATTACTTCAAACCCATTTCTACGAAACATATTCACGGTGTCTTCGCGATACTTAGACCACGACGAGTAGAGTATTGGTCTCATTCCTAAGTCTTTAAGATATTTGAAAAAGCGAATGTTGATGATCTCGTCACCTATACCTCCCTCTCCCTCTATATAGACAGTCTTACCTGGTTGAATTGCTCCGGTCCACCGCTTCATCTTAAGAGCATCATCAAACTTGCCACTCTTTGGCTTAAACGTCCCAAGGAACGACAAGACTCCCTCTGCAAGTTTTCCTTCACGAAGCGTTTTACCCGACAGAGCACTTCTCATGTCCTCTCGCTTCTCTGGATGTTTTTCAAGTAAGTCTAACAGTATCTTTTCTGACGCCGTTCTATCTCCCTTGAGTGCGATATTAAACGCTTTTTGAGTCTGAGTCTCAAAGTCATCCGGCGTGATCATCAGATTTAGATTAATATAGAATAGAGCATCATCCGGCATATTCATTGCGTTATATGCTTTATAGAGGTTTGATCTGGCGATGTATAGTTGTTGAGGACTTTCGGCCTTCGTATATGCAGCTTCTGCACATTTCAGATACAAATCGCGGTGTTCTGCTTTTAGTGCCAGATATCCAAGAGCATCAAAGTCCCCTATACCCTCTGCTCTTTGAAAATACATGTTAAGAATATCAAATACGATTTCGCGTTTTTCGTGAGATAGAAGATCCATTACAACGGGTTTTAGATCTTCTATCTTAAATTTATTTTCCGCCGTGTTCATCTTTGATCACCACTAAATTCACCCAGAGTTCTTCAATAATGTTATTGTGTTCGCGAAGATACTTTTCAACAACATCTCTCGGTTCACCAACAAACTGATCTCGGTATTGCTGAGATGGCATATAGTTGTAATCTAGGATCTCAAAGTCAACTTTAAAGTAATCACCGAGTCTGCTTGACGCAGCGCCTTGTTCCCTGCATAGTTTATTATGTTTCTTACTAAAAAGAAGAAGACCACCAACAGTAATTGGTCTACGATGTGTTGGGTCGTCGTAGAAGTAGTCGTGCCGATGATGCGGAACACGAATGTCTATCGTCGCTCCATGCTTACAGACTCGATAGATTTCTTTAAGGCAATGGAAATAACCAGGCCCAAGATGTTCGAGTATGTGATGAGCGATAACAACTTCAACTGTGCTATCTTCGAATGGCAGTGTGTCTTTTTCCAGATCTACGATATAGTCTGGATTTTCAAGCGGGTCGTAATCTAGAGTTACAAAACCATCGAGCTTCGTTCCACCAGCGCCAAGATTAATCTTCATTTAAATCACCTTTCATATTAAAAGTTTGTAATATTAAAATTACTCAAAAAGTCTAAAATTTTATATAAGATCTTTTTGCGACGCTATGAGTTTAATAGCTTCTACTCTATTTATACAAAAAAACTATGATGCTATACTGCTCTTACGGCTGTGCTGAACACTATGCCTGCGCTAACTTGACTCCAGCCGGTTAACCCACCAGCAACTGACACTGGAGAAGATCTAGCAACCAAAGTGCCGTGACCTAGTTGTCCAAAGGTGTTGTCACCCCAAGACCAGACAGTTCCGTTCTGTCGGACACCTATGCTGTGGGTGCAGCCTGTAGCCACCTGACACCAGTTCGTAAAGCCACCGACGACTGACACTGGAGAAGATTTGGCAGCTACAGTGTTGTCACCGAGACGGCCGTCAGTTCCAAGACCCCAAGCCCAAGCGGTCCCGTTCTGTCGAACACCTAGACTATGGCATCTTGCTGCGCTTACTTGACACCAGTCCGTGAACCCGCCGACGACTAACACTGGAGAAGATTTAGCAACTGTAGTGTAATCACCAAGACGCCCGCATGCTCCATCCCCCCAAGCCCAGGCGGTGCCATTTTGGCGAACACCTAGACTGTGCACCGACGCACTTACTTGGCACCAGTCTGTAAAGCCGCCAACAACCGATACTGGTGATGATTTAGTCGCTGTCGTGTTGTCGCCAAGTTGTCCACCGCCAGTATTACATCCCCAACCCCATGCAGTTCCATTAGTACGAACACCTAGACTGTGAGCGTTCCCAGCGCTCACTTGACACCAGTCTGTAAAGCCACCTACGACTGACACAGGAGAAGATTTACCACCACCGGTGTTATCACCAATATTGCCAAAAGTGTTTGCGCCCCAACCCCATGCAGTTCCATTAGTACGAATACCCAAACTGTGAACACCACCACCGCTTACTTGACACCAGTCTGTAAAGCCACCAACGACTGACACTGGAGAAGATTTATCAACTGTTGTATTATCACCAAGTTCTCCAGAAGTACCAGCACCCCAAGCCCAAGCGATTCCATTAGAACGTATGCCTAAGGCATGCGAGCCAGTGCCGCTTACTGCTTGCCAGTCATTAAACCCTCCAGCGACTAACACTGGAGAAGATTTAGACACAGTAGTATTATCACCTAGGCGTCCTGAAGTAGGAAACCCCCACGCGTAAATTAAATTCGTATTAAAATCGCTTCTTAACTGACGGTTATCCAATCCGCTCCAGCACCCGACTTGCGCAATTACTGGAACACCCAAACTTTCAACGTAAAATATAGTTCCTGGTATAATAGTATTACCGCTTAAGTCCGGAAGATCGTCTACGGTCGCAACAGAAATACTTCTATTCGTAGTATCAACGTATGTTTGTGCTGCTAGCTTTAAAAAGCATCCGACAGAATTACTAGAAGTAAAGTTGTTTATGTCATCTTGCGTAGCCATTTAAAATCCTTTCCGTGATTGGCGAATAGCCATGCTAGAGCAAAGGTTAGCGCTTATTTGACACCAGCCAGTTAGTCCACCTACGATTGACACTGGCGAAGACTTAGCTGTAATAGTATTATCCCCTAGACGACCTTGGGTGTTAGAACCCCACGCCCACAGTGTTCCATTAGTTCTTAATCCTAGATTATGAGTTTCGCCTGCGCTTACTTGACACCAGTCCGTGAACCCGCCGACGACTGACACTGGAGAAGATTTTGAAACTATCGTGTTGTCGCCAAGAACGCCGCAGAATGCAGTTCCCCAAGCCCAAGCGGTCCCGTTCTGTCGAACACCTAGACTATGATTTGCTCCGGCACTAACCTGACACCAGTCGGTAAAGCCGCCAACGACTGATACTGGGGAAGATCTGTTGACTATTGTATTATTACCAAGGCGACCGCATGTTCCATCCCCCCAAGCCCATGCAGTTCCATTAGTACGAACACCTAGACTGTGAGTGCCCAATATGCCGCGCCCAGCGCTTACTTGGCACCAGTCTGTAAATCCACCAACGACTGACACAGGAGAAGATTTAGCAACTGTTGTTCCGTCACCGAGACGCCCGCATGACCCATTCCCCCATGCCCAAGTCGTTCCATTTCGTCGAATACCTAGACTGTGACTGCCCCCAGCGCTTACTTGACTCCAGTCTGTAAAGCCGCCAACAACTGATACTGGAGATGATCTGGAAACTGTGCTGTTGTCACCGAGGCGACCGTATGTCCCAGGACCCCATGCCCAAGCAGTTCCATTAGTACGAACACCTAGACTATGAGCGTTCCCAGCGCTCACTTGACACCAGTCTGTAAAGCCGCCAACAACTGATACTGGAGAAGATTTATTCACCGATGTGTTATCACCGAGACGCCCGCATGACCCACCACCCCATGCCCAAGCGGTTCCATTAGTACGAACACCTAAACCGTGGAGGTATCCGGCACTTACATTACACCAATCTGTAAAGCCGCCAACGACTGATACTGGAGAAGATCTGTTGACTACGGTTCCGTCGCCAAGCCCACCTGTGGCATTATATCCCCAAGCATAAATGTCTGGGCGATAGTTAAAAACTTCACTAGTGAGATTATTAAACCAATATCCGTCTACCGCGTGATAATAGCGGTTTTCATCATTAACATATATCAGTCTTCCTGCGTATGTTACTGCGTTTGGCAAGTTAGCAAAACTTGCTACGCTAGATACAGGATTACTTAGAATAGTTAGGGCACCGTTTGTTTGGCAAGTTTGTAACGCTGTAAGCCCGCCCCCGCTTATGCAAGCACAAATTTTATTTACGAGATTTTGTGAATTTATCATAAGCTTATTATCCCTAGACTATGGTCGTTACCTGCACTAACCGCGCACCAGCTTGTAAAGCCACCAACGACTGATACTGGCGAAGATCTATTAGCGACAGCATTGTCTCCTAGACGACCACATGTCCCGACACCCCAAGCCCAGACTGTGCCATTAGTTCTAACACCTATATTATGGCAGCATCCTGCGCTTACTTGGCACCAGTCTGTAAATCCTCCAGAGACTGACACTGGAGATGATCTGGAAACTGTGCAGTTGTCTCCGAGGTTGCCGCAGCAACCATTCCCCCAGGCATATAAAGTTCCATCAGATCTGCGGCCAAGGCTGTGACACCCACCAGCGCTTACCTCGCGCCAGTTATTAAAACCACCGACTACTTGTACTGGAGAAGATTTAGAAACTACCGTGTTATCACCGAGTTGACCGAAAGAGTTTCCTCCCCAAGCCCAAACGGATGAATTGGTACGCACTCCTAGTGCATGACCTCCGCCAGCACTAACCTGACACCAGTTATTAAATCCTCCAGAAATTAGAGCAGGCGAAGATTTAGAAACTGTGGTACCATCCCCAAGACGGCCAGACCCGGCATTGCCCCAACCAAACGCTTCACCGTTTGCTCTAATTCCGATACTAAACAGTGTGCCTGCGCTTACACGACACCACCCTGTAATACCGCTAATTACTGATACTGGTGAAGACTTTGCGACTGTAGTGCAGTCACCTAGCTGCCCAAAAGTGTTTGCCCCCCAAGCCCAAGCCGTTCCATTAGTGCGAACACCTAGACTATGATAGTTCCCAGCACTAACTTGGCACCAGTCTGTGAAGCCGCCAACTACTGACACTGGAGAAGACTTGGTGACAGCAGTATTGTCACCAAGTTTACCTAAAAAGTTTGAACCCCAAGCCCATGCTGTACCATTTGTACAGACGGCCAAACTATGACATTCGCCAGCGCTTAACTGACACCAACCAGATGGTGCAGTTGATACCGGAGACGATTTAGAAACTGCTGTACTATCACCTAGTTGGCCAAGATTGTTATTTCCCCAAGACCAAATTTTTCCGTATGTGGTATCCTGCCTTAGAAGCCTGCCGTCAAGTGTTAGCCACTTAAAATTAGAACTTACCGCAAATACGTCTATATCGTTAACGTAATAGATCATTGCGTTTGGCGAATCGTAATATTTAAGATTCGGCAATGAAAGTACGTCAGATACAGTGACAATATTAATCTCACTCAGTGCAGTCATAGATAAAGATGTTGCTAATACGTCTTCAACAAGATATGACCCGGTTTCATACGCAGTATTAACTACGGTCGTTAGTTTTGATACCAAACCTGGTTTATCGATTGGGGGCATATTATTCTACCATCTGTTCCGCTATTTGTTCACCAATAGATACCAATTCTTCTTTTGATGTCGCTGCATTAATTTCATCATTAATTGTTTTCTCCCAGTCAAAGCAACTTTGAATATAACTCGAACCGGCAGAAACAATAGAACCAAGATCGCTCTTTGTAAGAGTGAGCCAACCTTCTGGGAATTTCCAATTTGCAACTTCTTCTTCCGTCATAATAGAATACTTCTGTATGAAAATATTTCTTCCGTCACGGCTAGTATCTAGACTAACTTCGGTACCTTGTATATTTATTTTCGTTCCAGCTGTTTCTTTTTTCCATCTTGCTTCGGCCGCTTTAGTTTTAAAATTATCGCGAGCGAAATCAACTAGTGTATCTACTACTTCATATACTGCGACCGCCTTGTCACCGGAAAGATCCCACTGTGGTCCATAGTAGTATTCTACCATAGGATTGATTTCTGGTCTCTGTTCTTCTACTAGTGCAATTCTTGTGTCTTCATTAATAATATATGGAAGAGTTTCTGGCGCTACTCTAGGAATGCCAGCCGTGACATTTTCTTTTTCTAGAGATCCTTGAAAAATTGCGCGGTTCCAATCCATTGGTCCGACAATTACTCTATCGTTATAAACTACTGCATACATTTATTTTCTCCTTTGTAATTATCATTATACGAAATTTGTTCTTCTTAGAGCTAAGCTGTGATAATTGCTAGCGCTTACTTGACACCAGTCTGTAAAGCCACCGACGACTGATACTGGAGAAGATGCATTGGCAGGCGCACCAGATCCTAAAACGCCGCAAGCAGCAATTCCCCATGCCCAAGCGGTTCCATTCTGGCGAACACCTAGACTATGATTTGCTCCGGCACTAACCTGACACCAGTCAAAGAACCCACCGACGACTGATACTGGCGAAGATTTATTGACTGTTGTTCCGTCGCCTAGTTTCCCGCAGAAAGCCGCTCCCCACGCCCAAGCGGTTCCGTTAGTACGAACACCTAGACTGTGAGCGGACCCAGCGCTAACCTGACACCAGTCGGTAAAGCCTCCAACTACTGACACTGGAGAAGATTTATTAACTGTTGTTCCGTCACCAAGGCGACCATTGGAGCCGCAACCCCAACCCCATGCAGTTCCATTTTGGCGAACACCTAAGTTGCGACCGCCACCTGCATCTACCTGACACCAGTCCGTAAAACCGCCGACGACTAATACTGGAGAAGACTTGCATACTGTAGTGCCATCGCCAAGAAGACCGTAACTACCGCATCCCCAAGCCCAAGCGGTCCCGTTCCGTCGAACACCTAGACTGTGACTGCCCCCAGCGCTCACTTGGCACCAGTCTGTAAAGCCACCAACGACTGACACTGGAGAAGAGAAACCACCGGTTCCATCAATAACATTAATGGAACCGTTGAAGTTGTTACCTAGTACCCCATGGCACGGGTTTCCCCAACCCCATGCAGTTCCATTAGTACGAACACCTAAGTTGTGGTCATCCCCGGCACTTACATAACACCAGTCTGTAAAACCGCCGACTACTGATACTGGTGAAGATCTACCAGAAGAACTTGGTAGAACAGTGCAGTTATCACCGAGGCGGCCATATGCACTACACCCCCATGCCCAGACAGTTCCGTTAGAGCGAAGGCCAATACTGTGACTACCACCGGCGCTTACTTGACACCAGTCTGTAAAGCTACCAATGACTGAAACTGGAGAAGATTTATTGACTTCTGTATTATCACCTAGTTTACCTCTGCCCCCACCACCCCATGCATACGCAATTCCTTTATTTTCATCGATAAGATTATACCAGCCAGTTCCAGTACTCCAATAAATCCTTTCATCCGCCGTTACGAATACTAACAGTCCTTCGTTAGATGCAGCTGAAGGTAAGTTTGCGTATGTGGCAACTTCTCTTACCTGTCCTACGGCTAGAGTTTGGACTGCTCTTGATAGAAATAGGTAATCGAGTGTATTACTTGAACTGTCGATTGCTTTTTGGAGTAATATTTGAAATTGTGCTAAGTTCATACATTCGTTCTCCTAATTGCTGCGCTAGTGACAAAAGTACTTACCTGACACCAGTCACTAAATCCTCCAGAGACTAACACAGGCGAAGATTTATTAACTGTTGTATTATCACCAAGGCGACCATTTGTGCCGCAACCCCAAGCCCAAGCTGTTCCATTTGTGCGAATACCCAAACTGTGAACACCTCCAGCACTCACTTGGCACCAATCTGTAAAACCTCCAACGACTGACACTGGAGAAGATTTAGCAACTACAGTGTTATCACCTAGTAGACCTCCTACCCCTTGCCCCCATGCCCACAGGGTTCCATTCTGACGAACTCCTATGCTGTGAACAAATCCGGCACTAACCTGACACCAGTCGGTAAAGCCACCTACGACTAACACAGGAGAAGATTTATTAACTGTTGTTCCGTCACCAACCTGCCCACGGCAACCAGTGCCCCAAGCCCAAGCAGTCCCGTTCTGTCGAACTCCTAGACTATGGTAGTTACCTGCATCTACCTGACACCAGTCACTAAAACCGCCTGCTACTAATACTGGCGAAGATTTACCGACTGTTGTTCCGTCGCCTAGTTTCCCGTTGATTGCCGATCCCCACGCCCAAGCGCCCCCACCTTGGCGCACTCCTAAATTGTAGCATTCCCCAGCACTTACTTGACACCAGTCTGTAAATCCACCAACGACTGACACAGGAGAAGACTTATCAACTATTGTATTATCACCAAGTTGTCCGCCAATACCAGCACCCCAAGCCCAAGCGGTCCCGTTCTGTCGAACTCCTATACTATGCATATATCCAACGCTTACCTGACACCAGTCACTAAATCCTCCAGAGACTAACACAGGCGAAGATTTTGAAACGTTTGTGTTGTCACCAAGGCGACCATTTGTGCCTTGACCCCAAGCCCAAGCAGTTCCGTTAGTACGAACTCCTAGACTATGGTTGTGACCTGCATCTACCTGACACCAGTCGGTAAAGCCACCAACGACTGACACTGGAGAAGACTTATCAACTGTAGTGCCGTCGCCCAGTGGGCCACAAGTATTACATCCCCAGGAAAAAGCTGGTGAAAAATCCTGAGCAAAAGGCGCCCAATAAGTTCCGTTAGTTTTGTATAGGCCGTCAAACTCAACCAAGTATAATTTATCTCTGCCTGTTGTAGCAGCGTTCGGAAGACTTGAAAATGATGAAACTGATTCAATAGTACCAAGTTCTAACAATTTTATTGCTTTTGAAAGCATCTGCTGATCAATCGTAGCATCGCCGATTTTTGATTTAAGATTGAGTATTAGATTCGTTACGTTCATATTAAAAACCCTTCGTACTATCAGATCTAACAGCTAAGCTATGATTACCATTTGTATATATACTTACGCATCTCCAACCGGTTAGTCCGCCAGCGATTGACACTGGAGAAGATTTGTTTACGACCGTGCCATCACCAAGACGACCAGTTGAACCCTGTCCCCAAGCCCAAGCGGTGCCATTTTGGCGAACGCCTAGACTGTGCCCAAGCCCGGCACTTACTTGACACCAGTCCGTGAACCCGCCGACGACTGACACTGGAGAAGATACACTAACTATAGTTCCGTTACCAATGCGTCCGTCAGCGCCAGCACCCCAACCCCAAGCAGTTCCATTCTGTCGAACACCTAGACTATGATTTGCTCCGGCACTAACCTGACACCAGTCGGTAAAGCCACCTACGACTGACACAGGAGAAGATTTAGCAACTGTAGTGCCGTCGCCCAGTGGGCCACAAGTATTACATCCCCAGGCCCAAGCGGTCCCGTTCTGTCGAACACCTAGACTGTGAGCGGTCCCAGCGCTAACCTGACACCAGTCACTAAAACCGCCAACAACTGATACTGGAGAACATTTATTGACTGTTGTTTCGTTACCGAGACGACCTCCACTACCACAACCCCAACCCCAGGCCGTTCCATTTTGACGAACACCAAGTATGAAGTGTTGACCGGCGCTTACTTGACACCAGTCCGTAAAACCGCCGACGACTAATACTGGAGAAGACTTGCTTACTGAAGTTCCATCACCCAGCTGACCACATGATCCCAACCCCCAGGCCCAAGCAGTTCCATTCTGACGAACACCTATACTATGATTTGCTCCGGCACTAACCTGACACCAGTCACCAAAGCCACCAACGACTGGCCTAGGTATGATTCTATTAACGCTAGTACAGTCACCTAGTTCGCCCCCTGCGTTACAGCCCCAACCCCAAGCAGTCATATCACTGCGAACTCCAATATTAAATCCATTACCAGCGCTCACCTGACACCAGTATAAGACATCACCTAAGACTGACACTGGAGAAGATCTGTTGGTTGTGGTTCTGTCACCCAGCTGGTTATCAGCATTGCATCCAAATGAAAAAGCAATATTTTGTTCAATACTAGCAAAATCTCTTGACCAAGCTGTCCCGTCGCTCCAACGATAACTGCAAACGTCTTGAAGAAAGATCCAACGACCTTTGTTATCAGCCGCAGCTGGAAGCGCTGCGCAGTTAGCTACGCACTTTGTAAATCCTTGATCAAAATCTTGCATTACACTCGCGAGTTGCAACTGCTCTAGGGTTGTTAACGCCCCTGCTACATTTGTATTTACTTCATCTACGAGTGGTTGTATTCCTACAGTCATTATGGTAGCGCCAACGTTGCCAGAGTTCTTGCAAGTTCGTCAGCACCACCCCCTAGCGGGCCCCACGCAGTCCCGTTAAAACCTTCGAATGTTGCGTCCGTTGTGTTATATCTTAATTGGCCAGTTACACCCGTCGGTCTTTGTAAAAGGGTACCGGCTGGTACTTTAATTGCCGTGGTGCCATTTATATCTATGTATGCGGTGACGTCATTAATGATCGTCGTACCTTGAATCTTAATTGCCATGCTCATCTCCTTCTAGAATATATACTTGGAGACAAAGCGGCGATCACTGATTCAATCATCAAGCCATCTTCGCGTCCACGTAGGATACTCGGCTGTCGTGTATATTTATTCTTTTTCTAAACTCTTTAT